GGCAACCTATGGGTGCTTACTCTTCATGGGCAATGCTAGCTTTGACGCATCATTTGATCGTCCAGTTAGCAGCTGACCGTGTTGGGCATCCGAATTTTACTTCGTATGCTGTGCTTGGCGATGACATTGTCATTAACAATGATATTGTCGCAGCTGAGTATCTCTCAATTATGAAATCTTTGGGCGTGGGTATTAATATGTCTAAATCTATCGTTTCTGACCGGTTTGCGGAATTTGCTAAGCGTTTGGTTTCACCAACGTTTGACATTTCCCCAATCGGACCAGGTAACCTTTTACAGGCTACACGACGGAAAGACATGTTAGGTTCCCTCCTAATCGAATTGTACACTAAAACTGTGATACGTGATTTCGACAATGGTTTGATGCCGCTTATTCGGACGTTACCTAAAGGATTAACTCCTGGAGGTGCTTTCCGAAATCAAGCGGTTTTGTGGACTTATTGGATGCTGAGTTCAACTTTGATGTCCGCACATCCAGTGACCGAATTCTCGGATACTGGAAGTACTTGCGAACGATTGAACGATCCAATTATAATGGAGAAGGAAAAGAACTTCAGCGAAGAATTTTTAAGTGTTCTTCGGATGAAGACCGTTCGTGAGCTTTATGAAGCTTACCCTCGGGCCAAAGCTGAGGAGAAACTGCTATTTAAACAGGTTCTCACTGAACTTCGGGCTATCAAAGGTGTCCATCGAGTTTATCAGACTCTTGGCTTCTTACTCAGTCCGGTTTTATATTTGTATTGGCTATCACTCTTACGTGTGTCGGAATCTATTCGACAAACTCTCGTGGATGTGGTACCGCGCCCAGAACGTGGGTCGGTCGCTTCCTTTATACGCGAATATACTCCTATGCTTATTGAGCTTAGGCAGTCAAAACGTCGTACTAGAGAACAAGCTAAGTACATTAAAGCTTTCACTAAGGAATACCTGGATTTACTAGTGCGAACTCGTTCGCGCTACTAGATCTGTACCCTTAGGATGGCGGATAACGTGTGATCAAGTTTTCATAACTAGATCATTAGCTGTTTTCTCTTATGTATCAACGGTAAGTTGGCTGTAATAGTGCCAAACGCCTGAGATCACCACCCGAAAGGTGGGCCTAAGAGACATGCGC